CACCTCTTAAACCCACCTAAGTAGGCTAAGTACAAGCATTAAATCAAAGATTAACGCTGTACAGTAAGACGAGCAAGACCACGAGGGTTGTAAGCTCCAATACCCAGATTTTCAAAGACACTGAAACCAATTGTACGAGCTTTAGGATCGTCCGCAGAAAGGACGGTAAGCTCGGTACGAACAGGGATACGACCAAACATCTCTGGCTCACAGCAGACATAAACAGTTCCAACAGGAACAAGTCGGCTAGTGATGATCTGAGCACCCCAAAGGGTAGCCTGTAGACCAGTCTTGAGAAGTGCCGCTTGGCTCTCAATGTCGAGAATGTCACGACCGAACTTACGGATGTCAGCGTAGTCACGAGCGTTCATAAAGACACGAGCAACACGAAGGTCGTGACGCTCAATGAGGCTGTATGCGTCTGCAAGAACAGCACCATTAAGAGGAGCGATAACAGGAATGTCAGCGTTAGTCTGACCTGCAACGCTATCAAATCCGTTAGCCGCAACTGCATCGAGGATAGCGAATACACGCTCGTCCTCAGCCGCCTGGATTTGAGCACGGGCAAGATCCTGTGCCCTCTCGATGAGGTCGAACCTACGCTCTTTGATCTGAGTGAGAGGGATCTCTGGGTTAGAGGCGATCTCAAACAGAGGGAAGATAACACGGCGTGGCTTGGTGATAGCGAGAATGTTCTCACCCTCTTCACCAACTACGAACGCAGTGACATCTGGGTCTTTGTCGTAGATAGGAAGAGCACCGTCTGGAAGTTGCTCGACTAGGAAAGTCTTGCGACCTACAGAGGTGTAGTCACGGCGAAGGCGTAAAGGCTGTGTCATTGAAGCGGCGAGCTTCGCACGACCTTGAGGAGTCTTGATGTAGTCAGAAATGATCTTCTGCTTAACTGCATTATCAACGGTATTACTCATAATATCACTTCCTTTCTATCAGATGCGTTGATCGTAAACCAACTCATCAGAAGAAGAGTCGGGAGCAATTTTAACAATACCGATAGCACCAAGACCAGCTTGTACAGCGGCAGTTGATGTAGCGGCTTCGATGACAATCGCAGTATCGTGGTCGTGACCTGCTTCACTTTGGAAGGTGGTCAAGAAACCATTGAGTGATGCTACAAGTCCAGCACCTGGTACATATGAAGCCATGATTGAAGTAGCGTTTACCGCAACGTCAATACGATGTGTCTCATAAAGGCGATTAGCGTAAGTACCTTGTCCTGAGACATATGGTCCACGGTTAGATGCAACTCCAGGCTGGTTCTCAAACGCATTACCAGATGCGTTGTTGATAAAGACACCGATTGGGAAGTCTGTACCATCGTTGAGTGCCCCACCATGCTCATTAGTAGTAGCACTGTGAGCAAAAGCGATAGAGCCGCTGAGAACACCAAGAACATTGGTGAGAAGACCAGGTGCTTGAGTATTACTCGCCGCACCAGAAACGGGGTTTGCCTGAGTGAAAGCTGTTGAAGCTAACTGACCGACAGTGTTACGAACACCAACGTGCAGAATACGCAAAGCAGAGCTTGACTCAGTAAAACCACCACTAGCTTGTCCAAGTAGAGCCATGAGATTTCTCCTATTTAGCTCGTACTCTCTGTTTTCAAGAGAGTAGTGTAGTTGTTAGATAGGGTGGTTTTACAACCAACCCCGAAAAGGTTTCCAATATAATAGCGTCAGCCTATAAACAAACTATTACAAGTTTATTTAATCTTAGCCGAAGAACTTGCTGACATCAGGGGCAGACTCCCAGAGCTTAGAAAGCTCATCAGAAGCAGAGCTTGCCTCACGAGAGATGTTGCCAAGAGTCTTAACTGCCGCTTTGCGAGCAGAGGTGCGTGGGCGATAAGAAGCCTTCTTAGAAGAAACCTTCTCCTCAGTAGCCTTCTCCTCAGTAGCCTCTTCCTCGGTAGCCTCTTCCTCAGAAGCCTCTTCCTCAGAAGCCTCTTCCTCAGAAGCCTCATCATCAGCGGCGGTGAAGATAGAAGCAAGGCGTGGGTCCATAGCCATAGACTCGTCAGCGTCCATGTCAAGACCCATGACATCCTCGCCCATCATGTCATTAGCCATCTCATCAGCAGTGTATCCGTACTGAGCGTCATTCTGCTCACGAGTGTCATCAGCCTCTAGCTCTACAAGGAGTGAAGCCATGTCATCATCAGCAGAAGTCTCCATTTCAGACATATAGGTAGAAAGAGCCTCAGCAAGACGCTCAATCTTTGCTAGACGCTGG